GGCGGGACCATCTACTACGACGAGACCGACAAGAGCGGACGGATCACGCGGGGCAAGATCTATAACGGCCCGCTAGTAGGCACCGACGGCAAGATCGTGCGGCCCGGCAGCGGCAGCAGCGTCCCCTATCCGCTGGTGAGCGGTATGGACCCGGTGACGGCCAAGACCGGCTATGTGCCGGTGACGACAGGCAGCAGCTTCTGGGACGCGATTATCAACATGAACGGCGAGAACCAGGCGCTGATGCGGCTGGCCGGGGAGGCCAACGGACTGACCGGCGACGAGCTGCGCGAGTATGCGGACATCAGCGGCGTGTACGACAAAAACCTGATGGACATGGCGAAACTGGGGCCGGGGAACGCCGGCGGATACGACGGCGACGATTCCTACAGCGGCAGCGGCGGCGGGAAGAACGGCAAAAGCGGCAGCGGCTACGGAGGGTATTCCGGGTATTCCGGGAGCGGGAAAGACACCGCGAAAAACACCGGAGGGACCGTGACGGTAAAGACTGGTCAGCCAAGCACTTCTTCCGCATTACCTGTAACAAACGTCGTCAATCTGACGGACGATGAAATCTTGAAAGCGCTGAGAGGCAGATAAGGAGAGACAGTATGCCGAAACCGACAACAGGCGCAAACGCCTCCAAAACCACCACAAAGACGGCGGCGCAGCTCCGCAAGGAAGAGGAAGAAAGAAAGCGAAAGGCGGCGGAAGAAGCCGAAAAAACATCGGAACAGAAGCGGAACGAGCTGCGGGCAGAACAGGGCCTGCAGCCGTCCGTTAATGTGGGGCGCGTCTCCTCCAGCGGTGCAACGCATGGAGGGGGCGCAGGTTCTTTTGCGCCGAAAGAGGAACACTACGATGGCGGCGCAGCCGTGCGGGCGGAAAAGGAATCCGTTTACCGTGAACCGACAAAAGCAGAAAAACAGCAGGAGCAGGGGTACCGGCGGCGGCAGACAAACCGGCAGCCTGCCAAATTTACGCCAACGGGAGCGAAACTGACAAAGACAGCGCCAAAGGCCTCCGATCTGCTGCCGGGCCAGACGGAGCATCTGGCAAAGGAAGCGTCTCGGCGGGCCTTTGAGGCGAGGATCTCCGGCGACAAGAAAGCGGAAGAAATCTATAATACGACCGGAAATAAAATGCGCGAAAGACTGTACGGCAGCGCAGACAACATCGATCTGCTGGATCAGGCCGCGACCAACGCGCTGAAAAAGGGAACGCCGCTGCAGACGGTCTATTCCGTCGGAGGGTATCGTTTTACACTGGACGACCTGGAACGGGCCGGATATGACAAGGAGGCGATTCAGAGGGTCAAGGCGCTGGGTGACCGGAAAGCCAGAGAACAGACGAAGGAGAGGAACAAAGCATTCACAGCCTCCTATATCCCAACTGAGGAGCAGGCGGAACATATCAGCCAGCATTACCGGAGCAGCCTCGGGCAGGCGGTGAAGGAGGCGGAGGAGCGCATCATTCACGGGCAGTTTGCCAACGAAAAAGAGCGCGCGGCCTTCGGGGCGCAGTACCGGAACTGGAACGAGCAGTACCAGGCAATGCTGATGGCTGACGCAGACGACGACGCGATCCATGCGGAGATCAACGAGGTGCAGGCCAGGCTGCGGGAGATCGACCGCAGCGGCAGGACGATTTCCGTGGTCAACGCGACGGACGCAAACGACCGTGTGGAATACGACGAGGCCGCAAGAAACTTTTACCTGAATAAGCTGAACACGCTGCAGCAGATTGCTGACTATAAGGCGGACCGGTATGTGCTGGCGCAGATCGAAGGGAAAAACGCGACAGCAAAATTTGACGAGCTGTTCTCTCTCTATAATCAGCGGGCCGGTATCAATCAGCAGATCAAAAACGCTTATTCCAAATATGCGGATGAAGGCATTGCCGCCAGCAGAGCTGCTGATCTGATAGACAACGAGCTGGAGCCGGTAGAGGCAAAGATCAGGGCGAAAGAGGCGGAGCTGAAAAAGCTCGGGTTCAGTGACAGCCATTTCCAGCTTTACAGCGACATGAAGAATCAGGCGCTGTCACAGAAGATCAACCTCGCGGCGGAAAATCTCGTCGATCTGTTCCCAGGACTGAAAGGAATCGCAGTGGCAGCAGGAGGGCTTGCGCTTTCCGGCGTTACCGCGCCTATCCGTGGCATTGCCAGAATGAGTGACCTTGCCAACACGGAAGGAAAAGGGTATCAGGTCGGCAAGATTTTGCAGGACGCGGTATCGTCTATGACGGGCGCCGTTGTAAGAAACATTGAAGAACGGTATGAAGGACCGGTCGGAAAGGCGCTCGGTCAGCTTTATCAGATTGCGGAATCCACGATTGACTCCGTTGTAAACGACACCGTCATGGGGAAATTCGCCGCGCCGGTGATGGGCCTTAACGCCTGCGCGCAGGAGTATGACGACGCGCTGGCAAGGGGCATCCCGCAGAAGCAGGCGGCGGCCCTCGGCGTGATGGCGGGCGTATTTGAGACGCTGTTTGAGTATTTAAGTCTTGAAAATATCCACAAGATCGCGGACGTGACGCACGTCGGCAAACGCGGTCTTGCGGAAGCCTTCCTCAAATCCGGCGTATTTGAGGGGCTGGAGGAGCTGAACACCTCCGTCGCCAACTATGCCGTGGACTATCTTGTCGCCGGCGGCCTGTCAAAATACAACACGGCCATGGCAAACGGCTACACGCCCGCCCAGCACGCGGTGGAAACCCTCAAAGAGATCGGCATGGACGCGCTCGGCGGGTTCATTTCCGGCGTCGCCATCGGCGGAACCGCCGGTCTGGCGCGGCAGGGCTATGGGCAGGCGGTACGGTATGGAAATAACATCGCCGCTGGACGTGATATCGCCAAGGGCGGCGACGTGTCGCAGGTGATCGGGGCGGCGAAGGCCAGCGAGAATACGCGGACACAGAAGCTCGGCGCGAAGCTGGAGGAAAAGGCCCAGAAGGGCAAGAACGCCTACACGCTGACCGGGCGGGTGTATAACCGCATCCAGGGAGAGAACATCTATGACGCGGCACGGCAGCGTGCCATCGACCTGGCCGCCGAGCGGGGCGAAACGCTCACCGACCGGCAGGCGGACGCCATCGCCACAGCGGTGCGGGAGAGCCAGGAAACGCTGCGCCCCGGAGAAGACGGAACCCTTGTCTATACGCTTTCCCCCGGCGCGGAGACCGCCGTGCAGGAGGGAATCGGCAAAGACGTGCTGGATGAATACACCGGAAGCAAAAAGACCGCCGCCTGGGCGGAGGCGACGCGGCGGAATTTTGCGGAGTTTGCGCGGGACACCGGCGCTTACGTGGACGACGTGGCGCGGGTGCAGCGGATCGAGCGGGGCATCCGGGACCGGATGGCCGAGACCAACAAGGCGCTGCGGGAAGGAAACGGCACGCAGCTTGTGACGAAGGCCGTGGAGGGGACCTTCCGGACGGAGGGCGGGAAGAAATCCTCCGTGACCATCGGGGGCATCGACGGCGTGACGGAGAACAACGCCATCCGCGTGGTGGTGGACGGCGACGGGAAGGGCGGCGTGCAGACCACGGCGGTGCTGGACCTGCGGGAGGACGCCCCCGCCGGGACCGTGACGCCGGCGGACGAGGCGCAGCGGGAGCTGTACCTCTCCCTAAACGGCGCGGTGACGGGACAGCTCACCCAGACCGTGGCGGACGACTACGGGACCGGGTACCGCCCGGACCTGACCACGCCCATGAGCCTGCCCGCCGCCAACAATCTGATCGCCATGTACGATCCTGACGTCAACAGGGACGCCGGGGCTTTTGTGGCGTGGGGCTACGACGCCTTTAAGGCCGGGAGCCGCGGCATGGCGTGGCAGGCGTATCTGGATATGTACCGTGACGGCAGCGCCGCCGTGTACGGGCAGTATATCACCGACGCGCAGCTCCGGGAGGCCTTCCGCGCCGGGCAGGCGCAGTTTGAGGCCAAGCCGGGCGTGACGCGGATCGGGACCAAGGATCTTGACAGTCAGGAGTTGGCGCGGCTGGCGGCGCTGGACGAGGTGTTCCGGCGGCAGGGGTTCAGCGTGATCGTGGTGGACCACTTCGACGACATCAACGGCTACGTCAGCGACCGGGCGGACGTGGCCGTGGTGGCGCTGGATTCCGAAGAAGGGCTGTTCGAGGTGGCGGCGTTCCACGAGATCTACCACGTGCTGACCCGTGAGCTGGGCACCTCCGGCGGGCGGCAGTTTGTCAGCGCGGTGCTGGCGGAGTACCGCAATGCCGTTGGCGACGTGCGCTTCAACGAGGACCTGGAGGACGTGGCGAAGCGCTACGGCGTGGACAAGGCGGGGCTTGCGGACGAGGACGCCCGCTGGAAGATCTACGAGGAGATGGCGGCCCAGTATTTCGGCGTGATCGCCGCCAAGCACATGGACGGGCTGGTGGACGGCCTGAACCGGACCGGCGGCCAGCGGCTGCTGTCAAAGGTGCGGGAGGTACTGCGGCAGTTTGTGGAGGATATCCGGGCGGCGCTGAACCGGCTGGCGGGCAGAGACCCGGCGACGGCGGCGGCGCTGAAGACCGAGGCGGAGAACGCCCAGCGCATCCTTGATTTGTTCGACGAGGCCGTGGCGCAGACGCGGGAAGAAAGAACCGCCCGCCTGACGGAGCAGGGCGAGCGGATCAGGGAAGAGGCTGTCAGAGCGGAGAGCGGAGTGCGGAGTGCAAAGAGCAAAATGCGCTCCATGAAAAGCACCAAAGGCGCGACAGCGGAGGAGCTGGGACGGCTGGCGGACGCGCAGCGGAGGATCGCCGACGGAGAATCTGACGAACAGGTGCGACGTGAAACAGGGTGGTTCCGGGGGTATGACGGCAAGTGGCGGCTGGAGATCGACGACAGCAAGATGACACTGCATTTGCCGAATGAAATCCTCGGCTCTGATTTCTCCAGGTTGATGGAAATTGAAGCAAAGCTGGAAACAGGAACGACAGAGAAAGGCGAAGTGCGCGAAGCAATGGACCTTTCTGAGAAACTTCAAAATGCCATTCCGCGTAAAATTGGAGATATCGTTTCTCATCCTGATCTGTTCAAGGCATATCCATCCATAAATGATATACGCATTGAGTTTTCTTCGACAATGGGAAGAACCATTGGTGCGTATGATGAAACAAACAACAGAATTGCACTCAACACTACGTTGCTGAATAATGCGGATGAGTTAAAAAAGACGCTTGCCCATGAAATTCAGCATGCCATACAGGATATTGAAGGGCTGTCACCTGGTTCAAGCAAGGAATACTGGGAGGCACACAGAAGAATCCCAACTATTTACGAACAAAAAGAGAGGGACAAAGCCTCTCAAAAAATCGCGGATACAAAGCAGTCCATACAAGACGCCTACGGAGAAGAAGCGGTTAAGGCTATTCAACGTGCGTGGAAATTGAGCCTTCTTCTTTATGATGCAGATGGGTCAAAGTTTTTTGAGCATAAAAAAGAATATGAATCGCTTAGAAAAACACTGCAGGAAAAGGGCTGGCAGGATGCGTTTTATGATTATGTGAACGCTCAAAACGCGTTGCAAGCACTTTTGAATAAACATGAAAGAAGAAAAGATATATCTCCATTTGAAAACTACAAAGCGACCGCCGGGGAGATCGAGGCACGGGACGTGGAGAACCGTGTGGATCTGACCGCAGAGGAACGCAAAAACACCCGCCCGGATATCGACCGGACGGATGTGGTGTTTGCGGATAGACGGACGGAATCCCGGAGGACGGACGCGGACTATATGGCCGTCGTGGAGCGCGGGGATATGGACGCAGCGCAGAAGATGGTGGACGAGGCGGCAAAGGCGGCCGGGTATGATGTGGAAGCCTATCATGGATCTGCAAACAGTTTTTCCGTTTTTGACCGTAACAAAATCGGGAAAAACTATACCTATTCCGGCGATTCTGCATATGGCGGATTTTTCTTTACCAACCAAAAGCAGTCAGCCGATTATTATGCAAAGGGCGGAAAAACATATCACGTGTTGCTGCGTTTCCAAAATCCCTATGTGGCGCAAGCCGGCGACGTTTTTTATAACGGCGCAGATATGTGGGATTTCAGAAGCGAAGAATTTTCAAGGATGCTGTATGCGTATGTTGATGAGGATTGGAACGAGACAATCAAGTCCGAATATGACGGTATCATCATTCATCATGCAAACGGCGACTTGTATGTTGCACGAGATCCTTCTCAAATCAAACTTGCCGACCCGGTGACTTATGACGACAACGGCAACGTGATCCCGCTGTCCGAGCGGTTCAACGCGGAGAAGGAGGATATCCGCTGGAGCAAGCGGACCCAGACGGCGCGGGAGGAGATGGACGCGGCGGTGGTCGGCGGGGAGATGCTGGGACAGATGCTGGACGCGGCGCGGGACGTGCTGCACAAGGCCCACACCGAGATCGACAAGGCCGCCTTTGACGCCTGGCTGCAGGGAAAGAAGTCCGGCGGGAAGGGGGCGGCCCGCCGGGGCATCATGGGGGTCGTCAAGAAATACAACGACCCGCAGCTGACCGGCATGAGCCACGAGCAGCTTGCGGACCGGATCGTGCAGGGCTTTATGGACCTGAAGGACTACGACTTCGGCGCGGACGAGCTGGTGTACACCGTGATCGACGCCATGGCGGCGAAGGCCGCCGGACAGAGCGAGACCATCGAGAACGAGACGCGGGAGATCATCCGGGGCGTGACCGAGGGGCAGAAGTATGTGGTCAGCGACAAGGACCTGGGCGAGATCACGGGCACGCTGGGCCTGACGAAAGGACAGCTCAACCGGACGCTGAAGCAGGTGTACGGGTTCACGCTGGCGCCGGCAAGCCGGACGGAGGCGGCGGATGGGCTGGAGTACCTGGACGTGGCCATGGATCAGGTGGCGGAGGCCCTGCCGAATCTGTTTGAAGGGAGCTCCCTGTTTGAGAACAGCACGGCGGACAACGGAAACGCGGTCAACCGCGTCGTGTGGCTGTACGAAAACCGGGATCAGATGGAGATGGAGGAGCGCACCCAGGGGGACGAGCTGGGGCTGTACAAGTATGACCCGGACAGCGACGAGGCGCTGGAGGCCACCATGACGCTGTATGAGCGGGCCTACCAGGAGGCCGCCAACTTCGCCGAGGACCTGATCCGGCTGTCGCCGGTCCACACGGTGGCGGACGCATATGACGGCACCATGAGCGAGCTGAAGCAGGCCACCCGTGGCATGATGCAGCGGCGGGCCAGAGAGATCGAAGCCATCCGGGAGCAGATCGAGACCGCCGAGGCGGGGCTGAACATGGCGGCGCAGACCAACGCAGCGCTGACGCAGGAGGCCGCGAAGAAGCAGCGGCGCATTGACAGCCTGACGGACCAGCTGGCCGTGGCAGAACGTGACGCCCGGCGGGCAAGGGACGCCGGGGACGAGAAGGCGGCGGCGCTGGAGGAGAAGGTCGGCGGGCTGAAGGATCAGATCGCGGAGCTGAAAAAACAGGTGAAGGCCGAGCGGGACAAGGTGACGCGGCGGGACGTGGCGCTGCTGGACGCGAGGGCCGACCGTGACGCGCGGCTGAAGGCCCAGCGGGAATACTACGCCCAGAAACGCCATGAGGGCGTATTGCAGAGGCAGGACACGGCGCTGAAACAGCGGCTGCGCAAGCAGATCGTGAGCAACGTGCTGTGGCTGAACGGACGGTTCACGAGGCCTTCCGACCAGCAGCACATCCCGGAGGAGCTGAAACACGTGATCGCGCCGTTCATCGAGGCGTTTGCGCAGAATGAGAAGACCGCCGGATGGTACGCCTTCAAGCGGAACCAGATCGACGATCTGCTGATGTTCTACGAACGGCTGAACGCGGACGACGCCAGGAACGAAGGCACCGAGGCGGAAAAGAGCCTGCTGTACGGGAAGTATGACGAGGACGTGGCGGATATGCTGCGGGCGCTGAAAACCACCATCGACGGGAAGAAAATCACGGAGCTGGCCTCCGCCGAGCTTTCCATGATCGACAGCATCATTGCAAACCTGCGGAAGATGGTGGCAGACGCCAACACGGTATTCCTGGAGGGGCGGAACGTCAACTTCAGCCAGAGCGCGGGACGGTTTATCGCTGAGACGCAGGCCAAGGCGAAGACGCGCAGCCCGTTGCTGGAGAAGATCCGCAAGGGCGCGGACGGGATCAACATCAACATGGCAAAGCCCATCTACCTGTTCAAGGAGATCGTGGGCGGCGAGATCAGCAAATACTTCGACGAGATCCGGGAGGCCCAGAACCGCTGGGCGTTCATGGTGCGGGATTCCGCCAGGGCGGTGCAGGCCATTCAGGAGAAATACCACTACAAAGACTGGAAGAAGGACGGGATCTCCTTTACTTTCAGCGACGGCTACACGGCGGTGCTGACCAAGGACGCAGTCTTGCAGATCTACGCCACCTATAAGCGGGAGATCGGGCAGATCGTCCCCAGCAACCACCTGACGCAGGGCGGCGTGGTGTTCTCCCAGGAGCTGGACGAACAGCAGACGGCCCGGGCGCTGCGCAAGGCCCTGAAAAACGACGGGAAGAACGGCACCAAGGAATTTGACCGGCTGATGCAGGCCAACAGGGAGAAGATCGCCAGCAAGGCCCACCACCTGACGACGGAGGATATCCTGCGGCTGGGGCGGACCCTGACGCCGGAGCAGATGCAGTATGCCGACGCGGTGGTCCGGTACCTGAGCGACACCGTGAGCGAGTGGGGCAACCGCACCAGCATGGAGCTGTACGGGTACAAGAAATTCCTGGAGAGATATTATTTCCCCTTCCAGAGCAGCGACCTGTACCTGCACCAATCCATCGGCGTGACCAACGACGCGCGGATCAAGAACAAGGGATTCACGAAGATGCTGCAGAAGGGCGCCAACAACCCCATCGTGATCACCGGCTTTTCCGAGGTGGCGGCCAAGCACATCGGCGAGATGGCCAGCTACAGCGCCCTGACCGCGCCGCTGGAAAACATGAACCGGCTGCTGCAGTACAGCGAGAAGCCGGTCATGGACGGGGACGAGACCGTGAAGGAAGGCCGCAGCGTCAAGGACGCGCTGATGGCCGCCTATGGCGGGGACGTGTACAAGTATATGCACACCTTCCTCACCCAGATGAACGGCGGGGTGAAGCAGGACGCGACGGCGGGACTGATAAACCGGATGACCGGACGTTTCAGACGGGCGGCGGTGGCGCTGAATTTCAGTGTGATGGTGCAGCAGCCCAGCGCCGTGGCGCGGGCCATGGCCATGGTGGACCCGAAATACTTTGTCCGCAGCACCGCCCATTGGTTCGACTATAAAGAGCTGGAGAAATGGAGCGGCGTGGCGGTGATCAAATCCTTCGGCGGGTTCGATACCGACGTGGGACGCAGCACCACAAGCTATATTCTCGGGGAAAGTACGGCGGCTGAAAAGATCGGCGAGGTCACCGGCTGGGGCGCGGAGAAGATGGACGCCATCACCTGGAGCCACATCTGGAACGCCGTGAAGCGGGAAACCGCCCACGAGATGGGGATCACATACCGGCGCAAGGGTATGAGCGAGGAGTTTTACCGGCGGGCCGCGGCGCGGTTCAACGAGGTGGCGGACTATACGCAGGTGTACGACAGCACCATCAGCCGCAGCCAGTGGATGAGGAGCCAGGACAACGGCGTAAAGATGATGACGGCCTTTATGGCGGAACCGACGACCACCTACAATATGCTGTTGTTTTCCGGGATGAAGAAAAACGGCAAGGCCATCAACAAGGGAGCGGCCATCGGGGCGTTCGTTGCCAACGTGATTTTGAACACCGCCCTGCAGTCTCTGATCGGGGCGTGGCGCGACAAGGAGGACGAGAGCTACTGGGAGAGATATTTCCGCAAGCTGGTGCAGGGGATCTTCGGCACCAGGGAAAACCTGTTCACGGATTCGGAGTTCAACATCCTCAACATGGTGCCGTATATCAAGGATATCATCAGCCTGTTTCAGGGGTACGACGTGGAACGCAGCGACATGAGCGCCGTTTCGGAGCTGCTGAAGGCGCTGGAAAAGATCAGAAAGGCCTATGACGGGCGCGAGGACGATCAGGCGCTGTGGGACTTTATCAAGGAAAACAGCGAGCTGCTGCTGAGCACCGGCGTGACGCTGAGCAACTTTACCGGCCTGCCGCTGAAATCCATGTACCGGGATATCTGGCAGGGAGGCAAAAACGCCATCGAGCACCTGCGGGAGGGCGACTACCACACCACGGCCCGGCACCTTGTGAACATCTGGAAGCAGACGTTTGAGGGAGAGTGGGACAAGAACGAGCAGCTTTATTATGCCGTGATGCAGGGGGATAAGGAGCTGCTGGACAGAATGGTAAAGGTGACGGAGGAGGATTATGAAAAATATATCAACTCCGCCAACAATGCGTTTGACGCCCAGGCCCATGCTGCCGCGCTGAAGGAAAAGGCGCTGCACACCCAGATCGCCGAGGCGCTGGTGGAGATGGACGGCAGGATCGCGGACGCCGCAAAAGCTGTTTATACCGGAGACGTGTCACGGGCGACGGCATTGGCAGACGCGGTGGCAAAGGACGGTTTCGACCTGAGCGACGTCAACCACGCAATCCAGATGATGGGGAAACAGTTATATCCCAACGACAAGGAGTACAGCGACAATATCACGCAGTATGCACTTGTGACAAACGATATGCTGGACCACGCCTATGGCGACGGTAACAAACAGGCGGTCGTCGAGCTGCGGGACGCGCTGATAGAACAGGGAAAATCAGCAGATACAGTCAACCAGCGGATCGGGAACATGATCGACGAGGACTTTGCGACCGGAGAGATCGGGCTGCAGGAGGCAAAGGCTGCCTATGACGCCATGACGACGTTCACAGATGAGAAGAAACAGCAGCGTTTGACGAAACAGGCGGGCAAGCTCTATGAAAACGATGGCAGCATGAGCTATGACGCGCTGCGTGACGTTTATCTGCAGATCGGTGTGACGGAGGAAAACGTCGGGAAGCAGATGGCCGACGTGATCGTCAACGATTATGTGGACGGCAAATTCGACGGTAAGGCGGCAGCCGTAGCGGCATATATGAAGCAAACCGGCGAAACGGACGAGCAGTCCGCCACATTGAAGTTCGACTACGAGGACGCCAAAGCACGGGATGAGAATTACCCGCTGACGTTCAGCAACTACAAAAAATATGTGGAATCCGGTTTAAAGGAGACCGGCGTCAGTGTGGCCGCCTACGATCAATTCCTGACGGCGACAAAGAATATCACGTCTTCGACGACTTCCGCAGGATGGGAGGCCTATTCCGCCAGGATGGCAAGCGTGAAATCCTATAACAAATTCACGACAAAACAATACCATTACGTGCAGGCGATTGAGGAGACATTCGACACCGTGGAGCAGAAGGACGCAGCCTACCGGGCGACGGCCGCCGCGGAAAACTGGTCTCTTGCAAAGCTGCCATTGACGCCGTGGCATTGACAGAATTTGAACATTAAAAAATTTTTACAAAAAAGGCACGCGACACCACGGAAAAAGGGGTGTCGTTTGCTATGATGAGGACAGAAAGCGAGGCGACGCGCGTGGATATTTTTTGTAAAGTGGATGGGCAGAGACTGAAGATCGAGACGCCGATGCGGCACTTCCCGGAGGGATCTGAGGAGTTTGTCCGTTTCTTGTTTACGTTTACCGCGGACTGGAGCGGTCTTTTGCCGACGACGTTTGCGCAGTTCAGACAAAACCAGAACGTGGCGAACATCTATCTGCGGGACTACACCAATCCCGAGGACGGGAAAACCTACAAATCCGTCTATCTGCCGAGGACCGGCGTCACAGGGATGACCTTTGAGCCGGGGCTGCTGACCATGACGCTTTACGGCAATAAAAATGAGCGCGTGATCGGCACGACCAACTACGTGGTGATGTGCCTGGACCCCACCGGCTTTATTGGCGGGGAAACGAGTGACATGAGCGAGACCTTATACCAGCAACTTGTCAACCGGTTCATTGAGTACGAGTGGCGGTACGATATCATCCAAAAGTACACGGAGAAATTCGGCAACTACAAGGGCGCGTGGGAGGCGCTGGTCGAAGAGTTGGAAACGGCATCCCCGCTTGCAATCTTGCCTGCCACAGAAGATACGCTCGGCGGAATTAAGCTGGACGCCAACGACTTTAAGATGGGCGAGGGCGCGAACGCGGGGAAACTGTTTTTGAAAAGCGAGACCAAGACCGGGCTGGTGAAGCAGGCCGTGGACGACGCCAGGAGCATCTACGCCTCCGCGGAGGAGGGCGCTGACAACGCCGCGGATCTGATCTCGATCCTTCGCGGCAACAAGGACTCTGTTTACTTCAACCGGGTCCATTTTGAATGGGACGCGGGGACCCACATCTACCGCATCTGGGGCGACGTGACGCAGGGCGCTGCGGTCCACTCGCTGCTGTATAAGCACGATATCACCGCGCCCGGCTCTCCCTTTAAGACGCTGCGGTCCTACCTGTTCCGCGCCGAGGACGTCGCTGACGACGGTACCGACCTGGACAAGAACGCCTATCTGCGGGTGTACCTTTATGACGCGATGGACCAGCAGATCGGATCGATCAGCTACGTTTTCGACTCCAATGCCATCACGATCCCGGCAAACGCGGCGACGATCTCCGTCGAGATCCTCGTCAACACAACCGCCGGAGACATACAGCAGGCGGCCCCGATCCGTTTCCGCTGCGGCTGCTACGCCTGTAAGAGCAACGCGGAGCTGGAGCAGGACGCGGATTACGCAGGGAAGAAACTCGGCGTTGTCAACGCCGCCCTTAACGTGGATGCGGAAACGCTGGAATGGGAAGACGGCGGATTCAGCGACGGCGAGAGCTACGAGGAGACCTACCTCGGTGAGAAGGTCGATGACCCTGCCTTTGTGCGCAGCGGGATGATTTCCTACACGCACACGCTGAAGGTCACGTACCCCTCCACGATGCGCGTCGGTGCTCTTTACTACACGTATCAACAATCAAGTGCATCGCTGGTTCCCGCTTATCTGCGTGGGCCGACGGCAAACCTTGTTATCTCTAATAAAACCGGTTCCGGCAGTACTTTCCATCCTGCCTATCTCCGTTTGTATGCCAAATGGGCTGACGGAAGACCGCTGACGACGGAAGAAGCTGGCCAGTATATTCTGCTGCATGAGAGCACAGACAGGCTGGATTTGGTCGTTGACAAGGAGATCGATTCTCATCCCGGTAACATGATCATGCACGGCGGACGATATTGGTGTGACGCGGACGTACATTATACCCGCGAGCAGAGATTTTTGATCACCAACGTCATCAAAAAAAACAGGATCGAAAATTACGGAACTGAGCACGGCGAAACTGCAACAGCCGAGGAAACCGCGATTTTTAACCAAATGGTATTATGCTCCGACGGAGATCTTGAGATCCCGTATTGGGCGACGCGGATACTGATTTATAATCCGGATCGCAGCAACGTGCAGATCCATTCCCATAACGCAGGCCGGTGGCAGGATGTGCTTGTTGGCAGCACAGCTGAGTGGATCGAAAAGGTGATCAGCACCCGCGAAAAAAAAGTGATGTTTGTCATCAACAGGTCCGACACGTACGAAAAACTGCCGCTGGAAGGCTGCCGCGTCAGGCTGTTTTATGAGGCGACTGTCGGGAGATACAGTATTTCTCCTTACGACGCCGGTCTGTTTCGCGGGTCAATGGCGGCCTACCATCCCAACGTGACGACCGTTGCGGATATGTGGTACCTAAACATCCGCGGCATCGTTGGACATGCGGGCGAGTATAACAAGATCATCGCCCCCTACCAGCTCAACAGCATCCCTTACTCCGCCAAGTTCGGCACCGGCGGCGACGTGGGATTCAACCGGACTTTCGCCACGTTCGATTCCGCCGTGCTAAATCCCAAAAGCAAGCTGTACAGTGAGCCGGGCGGCGTCTATGACGGAGTGAAGTTCGGCGGCGCGGCAACCTATTACGGCAGCGTCTGCTCCACACTGGCTCAGATGATGCTCGGATTTGACACATATTACGGCAGTGAGGCGATCAACCGGCTGTGCAAACATCGCAGAGTGCCGATCACAGACTTCCGGCAGGTAAGGCCCGGGATGATAATGTCGAACGACGGGCACGAGATCATCATCATCGACGCCTATCACGACGCATCCGGCGCGGAGATGCTGGATATTTACGAAGCCTCCAAACCGTTTATGTCCGCCAGCACGATCACCAGCGCAGAGTTTTTCAAGCGGCTCGCTCCTGATTACGATGACAGCAACCCCTACCGCATCTACGATTTTATCAGCGGATGGCTGCAGGAAGGCACCTTCCCGTTCGCCGTAGATGAAAATGATCCTATTAAACTTGAGTATGGCGCTGGTCAGCTTTACTACGGCGATATGCCGGTGCGGATCAAGATCACCAACGAGGTAAACGGCACAAACGTCGCAGGCGTGGAGCTTGTCCACGTTTATTCCGACACAAAGAGGCTTGTCCCTGTCAGCGAGTTTCCTATTGTCGAGGAGTCTGGTCGCTACGCTATTGTAGATATTACGGCGGCTACGGCGATATCCGGCAGATGGTGGATGTACCTGGTTGACAGCGTCACGACACCTCGCAACCGGCTGCAAGAAGTACCGACTGAGTTTTACCGGCAGATGCACGTCAGCGAGTATACTCCCAAACGGCTGGCGACGGCTGCCTATGCCACCGACGTGATCGGCGAGTACGGCAATAACACATGGCACCGTAAGGGCGAGGAAATTAACCTTTACATCAAACCGACCGGCCAGAATGAGGTAACGATAGAAGACACTGTCGTTACAATACCGACCTATCCTGCCAAGCTGTATTGGAGACGGGACGGCGGCGAGTGGGGCGAAATCGCGCTGAGCGATCAGACGGTACATGACAGCGTTGTCAACATTCCCACAAATGTAGAGGCAATGACCCCCGGGCTGTATGAGTTTACGACCAGCGCCAGCAAAGCGTGGACAACCGCCAAGATCCTGCTGCTGCCGGAACCGGAATTTGGTGCGGACATAAAAAACGATCCCGTAGACTGGGACGAGACCGAGCAATTGAAAAACGGCGAAACAAGGGTTACCTGCCATGTTTCCGGGATCACGCCTGTGTACGCTACCGTCCATTACGTGACGGACGTTGTTGATCCCTACGATTTCCACGACGAAAATAAAAAGCGGCTCAAATATATCCACAGCCTCATGCGCCAGTATCCCGTATCAAAATCTTATGCATTTTACGAGCCTACACAAATATCGGACAACTGGAGTACGATCTTCTCGCTGCCGACGGAAGCTGCAGCAGCGATAGCATCGGCAGAAGCGGCAGAAACGGAAGAAGCGGCAGCAGCGATAATTGAAGAAAACGGTATCGCAACCGGACCCAATGCTCCCGCCAGCCCGCTGACGGTGGTACTGCGGACGTTCTGCGACACCGGTTACGGACTAACCTATTTCGATCTGAAATTTGTATACGACTCAGAAAACAGTGAATGGCAGTTGGAAGCTGCCGCAGAAGAGGAGGAGGAGTAAAAAATGGCATTTCTGACGCCTACCAATACGTTTACCACACCCAACGGGATCGTGGTTAAGGAAAAGATGATCCCCGGCAAGGACAGGCCCAACAAGCTGCTGAACACACCGGGCAACAAGCCAATGTATATCACCATCCATAACACGGCGGATATCAACGAGGCCACTGGCACCAACGACGCGGAGCAGTACGCCCGCGCCACCTTCAACGGCAACATGGGCGACGTGTACGTCCATTACTACATCGACGAGACGGACTGCTGGCATATCCTGCCCAATAATGAGATCGGCTACCATGCGGCGGATATCGGCAATAAGCAGGGCGGCAACTGGACGAGCCTGGCCATCGAAATCATTGAGAAAAACGGGACGACCGCCGACGACAAGAAGGCGGAGGACCGGGGCGCGAAGCTGGCGGCGTATCTGCTGCACACCTACGGTCTCGGCATCGACCGGCTGACCACTCACTACCGGTGGTATCCGAAAAAGTATTGTCCAGCGTATATCCTGCCCCATTGGGGAACATTCAAGGCGACTGTAAAAAAGTACCTGGACGAGCTGGAAAAACCCGCGGCGGCCGCGCCGGCGGCGCCGACGACCGGTAAACACTACCGGGTGCAGATCGGTTATTACAGCGTAAAGGCCAACGCGGAGGCCATGCAGAAGAAGCTGAAGGACGCGGGCTTTGACGCGATCATAAAGGAGGAGTGAACAATGGCGCTGGAAAACACAGAGAGCGGTCTGACGACCGACGAGGGCTTCCGGGCGGAGGATTTCCGCGAAGTGTATGAATCTGCCCCCGTGGAGCAGGAGGCGCAGAAACCTGGCAAATGGGCGCTGCGGGACCGGCTGCGGAGCCGGGTGCTGTGGGCCGCGGTGGTTGGCTGCATCATCACGGTGCTGTCCGCCTTTGACGCCTGGCAGTATATCGGCATCACGGCAGAGGGATTCCGGGAGATCGCCGCTTCCGTGGGAGCTGTGCTGGCCGCCTTCGGGGTGTTCAACGACCCCACCAACCGGGAGAGATTCTGATGGACGCGACCATCGTAGGATCGATTGTCGGCGCGCTGATCGGCGCGCTGGCCGCCATCATCGTGGCGGTGATCAACTCCAACGCGCAGCATAAGCGATTTCTCGCGGAAATGAAAGAGCAAAACACACTCTATATGTACAGGGTGGAGCAGCTGGAAGCGAAGGTGGACAAGCACAACCACTTCGACGGGCGGCTGATCGCGCTGGAAGAGCAGATGAAAGTGGTCATCGCGCGGGCTAACGATGGCTAAGTGGATTCCCTATAACCCCAATCCGTCCCGCAACCGGGTGGACGACTGCGTGATCCGGGCCATCTGCGCGGCGACCGGGGCTGAGTGGAAGGACGTTCACGCGGAGCTGGCGGCGCTGAGCTACACCATGGACGACATCCAGATCGGGAACGCCGTGTGGAGGGCGTATATGCTCCGGCACGGGTTCCGGCTGCACGCCATCGATAACAGTTGCCCGGACTGCTATACGGTGGGAAACTTTGCCGATGATCATCCGAAGGGCGTCTACGTGCTGGGGACCGGGACGCACGCCGTCACGATTGTCGATTCGTGCGTTTTGGACAACTGGGACAGCCGGGAGTGCTGCCCGATATACTTTTACAGTAAGGAGGAGTAACGGTGGACAACTACAACCAGCCGCAGCCTCGCTATCAGTTCGGCGGGCTGATGTTCGTCAACAATCCGCAGTACGTCTACGACTACATCGTCGCGCCGAACGTGATGATGATATTCATGGACGAGGCTGCGAAAAAACTGTACAAGAAGTACGGCGTTCCTTACGGCCAGTCTCCCATCGAGGAGTATGACATGACGCTTGTGCCGAGCCGGCAGCAGCAGGAGGCAACGGCGTTGGACCGTCTGATGAATGAGATCACCGCCATGCGGGCGGATATCGACGCGCTGAAAGGAGGCGGACATAATGGGCAACCCGATGCGTGACAGGATGATGGCGGCCCTCCAGAACCCGGAGCAGTTTTGCCGGGACAACGGTCTGCCGCCGGACGCCTTCCAAAATCCGCAGGCTGCCGTACAGGCAATGATGCAGAGCGGGAGATTCTCGCAACAGCAGTATAACGAGACGGCCATGATGATGCAGCAGATGCAGCAGAATCAGGAGGCCATGCAGCAGATGCGCGGAGACAACGCATTTATGCAGCTATTCAACCGATTCATCGGAAGATAAAAAAATAACGCAGTCTGTTGGCGCAGGCTGCGTTATTGACCGGAGTGTGTGCCCCGGCGCCTTTGGGTGGCACCAATATGGTAACACATACTCCGGTTTTTGTCAAGGTATCGATCTCGTCAAGTGGCCATAGGCGAGAAGATATAATACAAAATAAGGAGTTTTTTTATGTACAACAACAACGGCAACGGTGTGCAGTACACCGTTCCCATGGTCCCCGCAGGGGCCGGTTACGGTTACGGCGGTTACGGCGGTATGGACTGCTTCGGCGGGAGCGGCGGTTACTGGCTGATGTTCCTGCTCTTTATGATGTGCGGCTGGGGTAACGGCGGCATGATGGGCGGCATGAACGGACTGTACCCGTGGATGAATCAGGCAAACCAGACAAACGACGGCTTCCGCGATCAGTTCCTGAACAACCAGCTCAATGCAATCCATCAGAACCAGAACAACAACGCCATGGACGCGCTGCGCACCGACTATCAGGGCCAGATCAACGCCCTGCAGCGGTCCTTTGACGCGCAGACGGCCAACACGGCAGCGCTGAACGGCATTCAGGGGCAGATCGCCACCGGCGGCTGCGAGACGAGAGCTGCTATCGCGGACGTCAAGTACACCATCGCCAGCGAGGCCGCAGAGACGAGAGCCAACAGCAACGCAAACAAGCAGGCCGTGCTGGACAAACTGTGTCAGCTTGAGCTTGATAACGTCAAGGCACAGCGCGAGGCAGACCTGCGCGAGATCGGCAGGCTCAACTCCGAGCTGATGTACGCAAGAGGCCAGGCCAGCCGGATCGACCAGACCGCGCAGATCCGCGCTTCTCAGGCGACGGTGGCCAACCAGCTTGTGCAGGAGCTGCGTTCCTGCCCCATCCCGTCCCAGCCCGTTTACGGGAATCAGCCGATCTTTACCTGCCCGGTCAACGTGGCCAACGGTAACGGCTGCGGCTGCAACGGCGGATTCAACGGTTTTAACGGCTGAGGGAGGTGACGCTTATGGCGGCTGAGTATTCGGCCAACGCGGCGCAGAACCTTGCCGCAAACGCGAGCGTGATTTTCACTGAATCGCCGGTCCCGTGCAGACGCGGACTTGTGTATCACAGGGATGAGAGCGGGATCTTCCGCCTTGCCTCCCCCAGCCTGATCGCAGGCAACACCAATTGGCGGCGCTGCTGCTGCGCCGGTATGCCGATGGCCAACTATCTCGTCACCTTTGGCGGGAACGTGGCCATCCCGACCGGCGGCACCGTGGAGGAGATCTCCATGGCCCTGTTCGTGGACGGCGCGGAGGACCCCAGCAGCACGATGCTGTACACGCCTGCGGCGGTGGAGCAGTTCGGCAACATCAGCCGGTCGATCATCGTGCAGGTGCCGTGGATCTGCCGGTGCTCCAGCTTTTCCGTGCGCAATACCAGCGCCCAGGCGATCACGCTGCAGAACGCCAACCTGGTAGTTGACTACCTGGGCATTTCGAGATAAGGAGGGGATTGATATGCACGAATATCTTCAGGCGCTGAAGGAGATCAAGGAGAAGATGCTCAAGGAGCTCGTATCCTACAAGGAGGCTAACCAGATCCAGCCTGTGGTCGCAGCGGAGATCAAAACGCTGGCCTCCGGCGTGGAAAAACTCTGCCATGTGATCGAGGAGATGGAAGGCGTCGAGAGTTCCAGGCGCAGCATGGCCTCCGGCCACGGCTGGTATGAGGGCAGCTACGATGGCGGCAGCTACCGTGGCGACGGCGGCTCCTACCGGGGCGGCAGCTACGATGGCGGCAGCTATGAAGGCGGAAGCTATGAAGGCGGAAGCTATGAAGGCGGAAGCTACGACGGCTCCTCCGGCAGACGCGGCCGCAACGCCATGGGTAGATTCACCAGCAGGGATTCCGGCGGGTTTTATGACAAGCTGGAAAACCTGATGATGGAAGCGCCCAGCGAGCACGAGCGCGAGATGCTGCGTGATTATATGCAGCGCGCGCGCAAGTGATACGCAGCGCAAAAAAAAGAGGGCCGGGAGAGATCCCGGTCCTTGATTTTTGACATGATTTCTGACATGATGTTTTGAATAAAATTGAGTAAAATAAGGTAAAGATAGGACAAGAAAAAATCCCCGCCGGGCCTTGTGTATCAACGGGTTTCGTTGATTTACAAGGGCGGAGGGGATTTGTGTAAAATGGTGGAGGCGGCGGGAGTCGAACCCGTTGGGGGTGTTGATATATAACGGATGGAGGGCTATTTCGACATGATGTTGACAGGATTTGGCTCTTTTTTTTCTGTCAGGTGGGCGTTGAAGAGGGCGATGGCGGCCTGCTCTTTTTTGGTGCGCAGGTGGGTGTAGATGCCCATCGTGGTGGCGCTGTCGGCGTGGCCGAGCCAGTGCTGGGCGGTGAGGACGTCGACGCCGGCCTCATAGAGGATCGTCGCGTAGGTGTGGCGGAGGCAGTGGGCCGTGGTGGTGAAGCCGAGCTGCTGCTGGTAGTTGGCGAAGCTGTTCTTCCAGGCATTGTGTGTCCACATCTTATCTTTATGGGTGACCACCAGCAGGCCCGTGCGCGGGGCGGCGGTCAGCTCGTCGGCAAGCAGATCCGGCAGCGGGACGGTGCGCTCCCCTGCCGCCGTCTTCGTCCCCTTCAGGGCGTTTTCCTTGAAGTTGTAAGATTTATTTACAAGTATGGTTTTGTTCTTCAGGTCCACGTCGCTCCACGTGAGGGCCGCCAGCTCGCCGAAGCGCAGGCCGCAGTAGATCATCAGCAGGCACGGCAGGCGACATTCGTGGGGAGTGTTCCGAATGGCTGAAATCTGCTCGTCCGTTATGGCGTCTCTGTGGCCGTGCGGCGCGTCTTTCGGTTTGTCAATATACAGAGACGGGTCGTAGGTGATGACGCGGTTCTGCGCGGCCAGGGCGAAGACGCGGCGGATGATGGAGGCATACTCTGCCAGCGTTTTACGGGAGGACGGCTTGCCGGTCGTCGGGTTCTCGCGGGCGAGGGACAGGAGGACGTCTTCCAGGTCGGCGGTGGTGACGCGGGTGATCTCCGCCTGCCCGAGGGAGTCCTTCCACACCTGCGCCCTGGTCTCGCAGAGGGCGTGGTGGCTCTCCGTCTGGGTCTGCTCCGTGCGGGCCAGCCAGCGGTCGATCCAGAAGGACAGGCTCATGGGCTGGGTGAGGTCCGCGCCTTTGCCGATCTCCACCCGGAGGGCGGCCAACTTGTCGCCCAGCTCCTTCTGCGTTTTGGCGTAGACATACTTATATTTGGGTTTGCCGTCCACGGTGCCGGTGCGGATCTGCGCCTGGTAGCGGCCATCGGCGCGGGGCTTGCGTTTGGGCATTGTTAAGCCTCCTTTGTAAACTGGTCGATTACGACCAGTTTAAGATGATTACGGGGTCGCCTGCGGCTCCTCGGTGGGCCGCCTGCGGCGGCCGGATTTTATACGGCCTGCGGCCGGGCGGCTCACGGAGCCGCGCTACGACGCTGCTGAGGCAGCGTGCTACGGTGCGGCAGGATTACATATAAAGTAATTGACGCGGGGTGGGAGGATATGATACTATACAGACGTAGCGCGACGTGGGAAGACGACCCATCCCGTCAAGTCCCCTTCCCGACCGACACGGCGCGGCTATATTGGCGGAGCGGACGGCGGGCCGCGGCCCCGGCAACAGGGCGGCGTCCCCGGATGAACGTCTGACCGTGCCGATCCCGCTCCGCCTCCTCCATCATGACAGCGTAGCTCAGCAGTGAGAGCGTAGGGGCCTGATTGGCCCGCGGGCGTAGGTGCAAATCCTACCGTTGTCACCACTCGCAAGGACAGTCCATGTTCATCCTTTCGCGATCCATACCGATTTCACAGCGCAGGCGCGGCAGCAATGCCGCGCTTGTGCTGTTTTAACGTGCGTATGTTTGAAAAAGACGCACGTTGGCCCTGCGGGGGTCGCTGCGCTCCTCGGAATCGCATTGCGGGCGGATCACTGATCCGCGCTACGGGAGCGGACGATGGACCGGATCAGGGCGGCGAGGACGAACACAAGGACGACGGCGGGGAGGCTGTATTGGAGCCATGCCGGCAGGTCGCGGATGAGGCCGGGATATTCCGGCGCGGGGTGGACGTAGGGCGTATCGAGGGACAGGGGGCGGGTGGTCTCCATGCCGGTGGTGGGTTCCGTCCAGTTCTCCGTCGGCCGGGGCACGCTGCGCTCGCCGGAGCCGGAGGAGCTGCCGCCGGAGTTGGCGCCGGTTTTATTATCGAAGTCGTAGGGACAGGTGCCGTCCACGTGCTGGTGGGCCGGGTAGCCGTGATGGAAGTGGTAAGACCCGGTGGATCGGTCGTAGTGGCCGCCCTGGGCGTCCACCGCGCCGGGGTGGGCGGAGGCAAACAAAGGGAAAAGCAACAAAAAAGAGCCAATAATAAAAGTGATGCTGGCAAATTTTATTCTCATTCTGTTACCAATGTATTTTGTCAGGAGGATTTATCACCATATCGTCATCGGCAGCAAAATAACCATCCTTTTTGCGAAAAATAGATTTTCCTTTTTTTAACTGTCAACATTCGCCATTAACAAGGCGATTAGATTGAATAAAGCTAAAACGCCAAAAGAAATCCAGCGAATCAGAATTTCCGTAAAATCCGATAGGAAAAAGGCAGTTTGTAATGCAGTTGAAGCAAAAACAACAGGGATATATACCAGTGAAATGGTAATAAGTGCAACAAGAATAAGAGACACGGGATTAAGGAAAAACATGCTACGGTAACCGGCGTATACGGTGTGAGCACTTGCTATTGCAAGGTACAACGCAGCAAGTGACTCAAGAATTAAAACGACCGAAAATACCTTTGGCCATCCTGAAACGATCCAAAGAATGGGAAAACCGAAACGCATGATAGAAAAATAACCTGAAACAAAAGCCACAATTGACCCCATGGCAGACAGCAAATACGTACCGGACTTGGTACGGGCTGGAATAAAATTTGATATTTTTACAGACACAGCAGCCAACGCAATACAAATTAAGAAGCTGCCACCTGTAAAAGCCGCATAGATTAAAGCGTTTTTGATAAAATCAGACATACACTACATCTCCTTCTATAAATAATATTTTGACAAACCTTTATTTTAACAATATCAACCGACCGAGTTTTCTTTTTTCTTGTACTTATCGGCGCGGAGGAGAAGATCGAGCTGGCCGCGGATGTAGCCTTGATCGCCCTCGTCGAGCTGCTCATACTGATGGGCAACATGCAGGGCGTCTTCAGATAACTGCAGCGCCAGCAGCATGACAGGAGGCTGCGGCGTCATAGGTACATCAAAACCCATGAGCCACGCTTCGGAAACGTTTAGGGCATGTGAGAGCACAGTAAGTTTAAATTGACCGGGTTCTACTTTTCCGTTCACATATTGGCTTAGATCGTTTTTGTTCAGCTTGACATTGTATTTTTTACAATACGGCTCACAGAGCTTTAGGATATCAATTTGTTTCAGATTCCTCATTTGCATAAGTGTGCGAAGCCGGATTGCAGTCGTTTCTTCTTTCAAATAAATCACCTCCGATAATCAATATAGCACAGGTTGAACAAAAGTTCAAGTAAAAACGAAAGAAAGTTCAAAAAAATTGAATTTATCTATTGACAATCAATAATTGCCGTGGTAGTATAAAACTGAAGTTCAACGAGTTTGAACACTTGAAAGGAGGGAAGAAAATGTCATATGACTATAGATTGCTTGACGGAAGAATTACAACCCGCTTCGGTACCAGACAAAAATTTGCAGCTGCGCTGAATATGTCGGAACATTCATTGTCGAAAAAAATGTGTGCTAAAACACCCTGGAAGCAAATGGAAATTGAAAATGCCTGTAAGCTTTTGGGTATCGATAAGAATGAAATCGGCATATATTTTTTTACCCTAAAAGTTCAAGCTACTTGAACTATTCAAAAACGCGAACCCATCAACTCAACGAAAGGAGATCATGAGCATGAAGAAGGAAATCAACATTTTTGTAAAGGATCCGGGTAAACCGGCGGAACGGCGCACGGTGCCGAATACACTGGAGGCGCTGCAGGCGCTTGTTGGCGGCTACATCGAGACGGTGACGGTGGCCACCGATCTGGCGGTGATCTGCAACGAGGAGGGCCGCCTGATGGATCTGCCGTTCAATTGCGATTTCTGCGGGATCTCGTTTGTCGGTACGATCCTGATCGCCGGGATCGACGGCGAGGACTTTACGGACTGTCCGGACCTTGGGCGGCTGCTGGAGATCATGGAGGATCTGGTTGTGATGGTAATGACAGACGAGGAGATCCTCCGGGAGTACCGGGAGGCGGCAGACCAACGGAAACAGGTCAAGATCCTTGCCGACGAGAACTGTACCGGCATCTGGGAGATGGCGACGCACCTGAAAGATCACGGCGCGGATATCAGCCTTGCCTGGTTCCGCAGGTACAACCCAAAGTACCAAGAGCAGACCGCGGATAGGAAACCGGCCCAGGCAGAAGCGCCGGCGAAAGAGGAAGCGCCGGTCGACGACATCTTCGCCACGCTGATCCGGCTGGAGAACAAGCTGAAACTGCTGCGGAAAAAGCTGAAAGAGTTGGAAAACATCGTATAACGAAAGGAGAACACAATGAAAATGACAAAATGTGACCGGTGCGGGAAGATCAGCACGGTCAATCCGACGACCAAGAACCTTGAGTTCCCGGTCATACACATCACAAAGGCGGACGATATCTTTCAGTCCGTCAGCCCGCGGGAAATCGACCTTTGCCGGGCGTGCCGGGAGGAGCTGGACGGGTGGCTGAAGAAAAAACCGGTTGACGTGATGCGCGAAAAGATGCGCGAAAGCATGAAGGCGACAACGGAGATCAGCCGAATCATCGACGAGACCGTAAAAAAGATGGCGGAGGAGGGGACGGAAACCATGGTCAGACCGGTCCCCTGTCGGGACAAGAAAGCGGAAAAGGGGGAATCGACGTCGTTTGCAGCGATTGAGCTGCTGGACGATCTGATCTCCGCATATCACAAGGGGATCGAGGATCTGTACCATCTGCGGGAGGATGCCGTCAGGAGGGCGGCCGCCGCGGACCGGGAGACGGAATAAGGAATCGCGTTGCGGGCGGATCACTGATCCGCGCTACATTATAACGCTGCGGAAGCAGCGTGCTACGACGGAGCTGAGGCTCCGTGCTACGGGAAAAGACGGAGCTGAGGCTCCGTGCTACGGGAAAGGATGGAAAAAACATGGCTGTGAAACGATGGACGCGGGTGGCGTCATGGGACGAGGTGCCGCAAGTGATGGGCGTGAGCGAACTGATGCGGGTGCTGCAGATCAGCAAGCCGACGGCGCTGCGGTATCTGGCCGACGGGATCATTCCGGCGGCCAAAGTTGGACGGGAATGGCGGATCGACCGGGACGCCGTGCGGGCGTTTCTGGCGGGCGGCCGGGACAAGGACATGCGGTGCAACGCTGCTGAGGCAGCGTGCTACGACGGAGCTGAGGCTCCGTGCTACGGCATGGGAAGGAGGACGGCGTGATGGGGCTGGCGGTATGTATCGTGTTTGAGATACTGGCATCGGCCTGGATCTGCTGGATGATCCTGCACGAGGGCAGGATGATCCGGTGGGAGCGGAACGCGTGGCGGCGGCTGCGCCGGTGGGCGGCGCGGAAAGGACGGCAGATCCGGCGGGAGCTGGCCGCCCGCTACTGGACGCGGCGGGGGTATGTGATTGTCGCGTACCGCCCCGCCATCCGCCGGAGACCGGCGGTGTGGACCGTGGAAAAGAGGGTGGACGGGATATGTACGACGAGAAAGTGATCGCCCGGAACCTGCGGGAGCTGCTGGAGGAGCGGCGCATGAGCCAGCGGGAGCTGGCGGACCTGATCGGCGCGGCGGCGCCGAACGTGAGCTACTGGTGCAACGGCGTGACGGTGCCGACGATCTATAAGCTGGTCGATATCTGTAACAAGATGCAGGTCCCTATGGACCGGCTGCTGAAAAGGAGGGAAATTGCCAATGACCAGGCGTAAAAAAGAAATGAAGGATCTGCGGGAGAAGATCGTGTGGCTGGAACACGTGATCGGGAGCAGGGATCAGGATATCGCAGAACTGCACAGGTCCAACGAGATGCTGCACAGCATGATGGAGGAAGCCAAAGCAGAGGCGGCGACGCAGCGGCGCGTCGCCGAGAGCGCGATCCGGGTCAACGACCTGCTGTGCGCAGATTTGCAGAAGGATAATGATTTTTTCACCGCGATGCGGGCGGCCCTCCGACTGCTGGACGGCAAAACGGAGATCCGGCAGACGGTGCGGGAGCCGGAATCATGAAATTTTATCTTGACGGGCGGCTGCTGTTCGTCGATATGATCCACCGTTACGCCTACGTGGTGGTAGAGGGCGACCGGCCGCCGATCAGTTATCACTTCACCCGGGATAGCGCGGAGCGGTCCGCAGCGGAACAGAGAGAACGCCGGCGGGAATATATCCGGCAGTTTGAGCAGGCGCTGGATGTGGACGAGATCACGAGGATGCAGGAAGCGTCGGCAAAACTGTACCGGTCGATCCGGGAGGACTACCCGACGCCCAGCGCGATTCACGCGGCCATCCAGCGCCAGAAACGGACGCTGGCGAGCATACGGGTGGAGCCGCTGGAGGCCGTCGAATGATAAGCTATCAGGTATGCGTGGCTGCAAGCGAGTGCCCATTTGGAAAGAAGGACGGATCGCCGCAGGTCTGTCCTGCCGCACCTGTATGCGCCGGTTTTACTGAAAAAGAGGAGGAACCTATGAAACGAAAAATCAACCTGAAAGAATGGGAAGGCAGCGACGTGGAGCTGCTGGAGGTGATGGATCAGGCCATCGGACAGTTTCAGATCGCGCTGGCCGAGGACGGGATCTCGTTTGCCGACGAGCGGGACGTGCGAAGGCTGTGGCTGGAGGCGTTTTCACGGCATGATATTCAGGAGCGGATATTGATCACCGCAGAGGATTTGCTGGCGGAGGACCGGGAGAAAGTGATGGCGGGGAAATGAGCGATCTTAGATTCCGCTGCACCAGCGTGACGGACGGGTTCTGTCATTGCGGGCGGGGAAAATACGTCGGATCTGAAATCTTATGTGGTGATCCGAATGGTTACTATGCCCCGGATTATCGGCCGGAACGGTGCGGATTTGCCGAGAAGATCCCCATGCCGGGGCAGATGACGATGAGAGAGCTGTACAGTAGGGAGTGATTGTTTGCAACGAGTGAAAGAATGTCAGGGCTGTGCGTACCTTGACAGACGGAAATGGAAACAGCAGCTTGATATAAAAGGGCACGAGCATGAAACAAAAACCGTTTATTTCTATCACTATTGTCTGTTGTATAAGAAGCGCGTTAATAAAGTCAAATGCTGCGAAGGAAGGAGGCTGAGTACGGATGCATCGTGAAGCGTCTGAGCAGGAGGCGCTGTTCCGGTGGGCGGCGTGGATGGAGCCGAGGGTGCCGGAGCTGCGGCTGCTGTTCCATGTGCCCAACGGCGGCAGCCGGGACCGGCGGGAGGCGGCGCGGCTGAAGGCCCAGGGTGTGAAGCCGGGGGTGCCGGATCTCTTTCTGCCGGTGGCACGGAACGGTTTTCACGGGCTTTGGATAGAGCTGAAGGCCGGGAACGGGAAGCCGACGGCCAATCAGATGCAATGGATCGGCGACCTCTGCGAGCAGGGCTATCAGGCCGTCGTCTGCTGGGGCTGGGAGGCAGCCAGCAGGGAGATCAGTAAATATCTCGGGATCAAAGGAGAGGAAACGTCATGAAATTCAAAGCGGCGATTTCGCTTTGCAAGCGGGCGAAGCAGGTTATTTTATTGGAACATCAGTCGGTGCAGTGGATCGGGGACGGGAGCGCCCTGTATGCGCTGTACGATATGCCGGAGCTGGACGAAGGCGCCATCTGCGCCGTGTGCGATATCAGCGACAGCCAGGCGGAGAAAATCAAGTTCATGCAGTTATCCGGCCCTGAAAAGATCAGCCTGGAACACAACGACCCGGGGGAGGTGCTGCTGACGCCGGAGGCGCTGGCGGTGAAAAAAGGCTCTTTGGAGCTGCTGCCCTACAACACCAGCACCGGGGTGGAGTTCATCGACGCGGCGTATATGCGGCCCTTCGGGGACGTGGAAAGCGATCTGCTGGACGTGTATGAGCGCCGCACGCCCGATGGGGACCCGTATTTCGCCGTCAAGGCGGGGCTGATCCTGCTGGGGCTTATTTTCCCGGTGCAGGTGATCAGCGACGTCTTTGTGGGAGACCTTTGGCGGATCACGGAGGGCTGCGGGGTGACGCTGGAGAATGAGAAGGAAAAGACGTCGGAGGAAGACGCCAACGAGCAAATGGAAATGTAATAGCCGAAACGCCCGGGAGGGCGTCGCCGGGAGTTGACCTACCCGGCCTGATGATGGCAGGTCATACGATATTATAAAAGGAAACGTCCGGGCGGGCGTTTTAAATGACTTGTAATCTATCTTATCTTAAGGACCGTTTTTCTTTCTCCCCCGAAAGAATGCCGGAGGTTGGGGGATGCAAGGGGGAAGGGGGTGGCATTCTTTTGCATTTCTTGGGCCCCTTCCCCCTTGCGCCCATCCCCATACATCCACGGTACGGTGAGAAGACGCTGCTGAGGCAGCGTGCTACGGGACGACGGTACGGAGAGAAGTGTTACATCGGGATCGCGTTGCGAACGGCGCAAGGCGCCGTGCTACAGAGAGGATAAAACAATGCGCTGCTACTACAGAGAAAAACAGGTATTTGCCGGGAATTATTTGCAGGTGGATATCTATCCGGTGTTCGCCAAGGCAGGGGCGCGGAAGAAGAAACGCAAGCCGACCAGCGAGGTGCAGCAGAAGCTCAATGAGAAGCACAGCCGGGAGCGGATCGTGTGGCTGGCCAACGCCAACTTCACGCCGCAGGATATCCGGCTGGACCTGACCTTCCGGCCCGACGCGCTGCCGGAGGACGCGGAGGGGGCGCAGCGGGCGATCCGCAATTTTTTCCGGCGGGTGAAACGGTACCGGAAAACGGCGGGGCTCCCGGAGCTGAAATACATCTGCGTGCTGGAGGCGTCGCCGACAGGCCGGTATCACTTTCATCTCATTATGAGCGGCGGAGTGGATATGCGGACGCTTTCCGACCTGTGGGGGCTGGGGATCATCCGCACCGCGCCGCTGGAATTTGACGAAAACGGCGTCGCGGGGCTGGTGGACTACATCACCAAAAACACGGGGAAAAACGAGCGGCGGGTGAGCACCAGCCGGAACCTGCAAAAGCAGGCGGAGAAAACGACGGACGGGCGGCTGAAGCAGCGCAAGGTACAGGAGCTGGCAGGGCTGACAGACTGCGCGGCGGAGTTTGAGGCGCTGTACCCGGGGTACCGGTTCGCCTCGGCGGCGCCGTTCTGGAATGACTACAATAAGCACCAGTATCTGACGGTGCGGATGTACCGGCCGCAGGGAAGACGAGACCGAAAGGCGGTGAGGCAATGCGTATGATCGAGCTTACGACGGGAGACTATGTGGGTTTGCTGCTGCTGGGGCTGCTTGTCGCCATGTGTCTGGCAGTGGAGATATGGAGGGCGCGGCATGGGGAATAAAGTAGGAATCCAGTCGCAGGTGCAGTGTCCGTTCTTCCGGGCGCTGCGCAGCCGCAGTATCGTGTGCGAATCCATTGTGCGCAGCGGGGAGAGCTGCTGCACCTTTTTTGCGACGGAGAGCAGGCGGGCGTCGCATATCATATGGCATTGTAATGAGATAGACGGGGCAGGGTGCCCGGTGTATGCGGCGCTGATGGGGAAGTATAGGGAGTAGGGAGTAGGCAGTAGGGGGTGGCGCGGGGGCGGCGCGGATGTTCGTGCGGGTACATGAAAATAAGAAAAAGGCAGACGGGTGGCCGGATGGGGCCGCCCGTTTTGTTATGATAGGGTCATGAAAAAGCGGAATCACAACTGGGACAAAATCAAAACCGAATATGTGACGACGAGCACCAGTTACCGGAAGCTGGCCAATAAGTATAATATCAACGTGCGGCGGATCCAGGAGAAGGGAAAGGCCGAGGGCTGGGTGGCGCTGCGGGAGGCTTTCCGCGCCGAGATGGGGGCGGATTTCCGGGAGGACGCGAAGGAGAAGGGCGTGGCGGCCCTGAACGACATCGCGGAGATCACCGGCGACGCCATCGACAAGATCCGGGAGCTGCTGGCGGGCGTCAACAACGGCACCCAGACAGCCGCGCTGATGGAGGCGCTGCGGGTGTGCCGGGAATTGGTGCGTGACATCTACGGGCTGCCGACGCTGGGCGAGGAGCACCGGAAACAGATGGACGAGCGGAGGCTGGCGATTGAGGAGAGCAAGATCGACAAGCCGGAGGCCGGCGGCGTGACAATCGAGATCGAGGCGCCGGAGGGGTTTGATGAGTAGGCAGTAGGCAATAGGCAATAGGCAATAGGCAATAGGCAATAGGCAGTAGGGAGTAGGGAGTAGGATATGGTAAATATCAAAATTCCTGCGCCGAACGCGCGGCAGGCGCTGTTTTTGAGGGATCGACATAAATATATCGCGTTTGGCGGGGCGCGGGGCGGCGGGAAAAGCTGGGCCGTGCGGGTGAAGGCGGTGCTGCTGGCCGGACGGTGGCCGGGCATCAAAATCATGATCGTGCGGCGGACATACCCGGAGCTGCGGGCCAACCATATCGGTCCCCTGAAGGAGCTGCTGGGAAAGGCGGCGGTCTACAAGGAGACGACCAAGGAGATCACATTCCCGAACGGCAGCGTCATTATGTTCCGCCACTGTGAGAACGCCACCGCCGTGGACAAGTACCAGGGCACCGAGGTGGACGTACTGTTCCTGGACGAGGCGACGCAGATCACCGAGGAGGAGTACAACCGGTTCAAGGCCTGCGTGCGTGGTGTGAACAACTTTCCGAAACGGATCTATCTCACCTGCAACCCCGGCGGCGTGGGGCATAGCTGGGTCAAGCGCCTGTTTGTGGACAAATTGTATAAAAGCAATGAGGACCCGGCGGATTATGCGTTTATCCAGTCGCTGGTGCAGGACAACCGGGCGCTGATGGAGAGCGACCCGGACTATATCAAACAGTTGGAGGCGCTGCCGCCGAAACTGCGCAAGGCCTGGCTGGAGGGCGACTGGAACATCTTTGAGGGGCAGTTCTTCGAGGAGTTCGCGGCGGAGCCGTTGGCGTATGAGTGCGAGGCACACGGGATCAGCCGGGAGCAGGCGCTGATCGAGCGGCGGTGGACCCACGTGATCGAGCCGTTCCGGGTGCCAAAGGACTGGCGCGTGGTGCGGTCGTTTGACTTCGGCTTCGCCAAGCCCTTCTCCTGCGACTGGTGGGCTATCGACTATGAGGGCCGGGCGTACCTGATCCGGCAGTTCTACGGCTGCACGGCGACGCCCAACGAAGGAATCAAAAAGGACCCGGATTGGATCTTCAGCAGGATCAGGGAGATCGAGCTGACGGACAAGCAGCTAAAAGGGCGCGACATCGACGGTGTGGCGGACCCCTCCATCTGGGATTACAGCAGAGGCGAGGCCATTGTGGAGGCGGCGGACCGGCATTTCGTGTACTTCCAGCCCGGGGACAACAAGCGTCTGCCGGGGTGGATGCAGTGCCATTACCGGCTGAAGTTCGACGAGGAGGGCTTCCCGCAGGTGTATTTCTTCAACACCTGCGAGGCGGCCATCCGGACGCTGCCGCTGCTGCAATACGATGAACACAACCCGGAGGATCTGGACACCACACAGGAGGACCACTTTGCCGACAGCTTCCGGTATTTCTGCATGAGCAGGCCCATCAAGCCGGTGCGCGCGGCGGAGGAGACGGTTTACGGGGACGACCCGCTGAATTTGAGGCAATAGGCAATAGGAGGAATTGATAGATGGCAAGAGACAAAGACAGAGCGGAGATCGGAGAGCGGAGAGCGGAGATCCCGCCGGAACCGGCGCATGATCCGCTGATCGTGGCGCAGGCGATGAGAGACGGGGTGACGGTGGAACAGGCGGAAAACAATGCGGAGTTCGGAATGCGGAATGCGGAATTGTCTGGACCGCCTGTGGACCCGGTGTTTTCTTCCCGCGTCAACGTGATGGACGAGTACAACGCGGCGCTGGAGGCGGCGCGGCAGCCGCAGGGGATCAGCGGGCCGGTGACGCGGGACGTGATCCTGGAGGCGACGGCGACGCTGCAGCGGTATCAGACCGGCAAGGCCAATCTGGAGGCGCGGATCGTGGAGAACGAGGAGTATTTCCGCCTCATGCACAACGGGCTGGAGCGGGCCAATCGCGTGGGCGGGTATGATTCCCTTCGGTACCGGCGGAATACGGCGTGGCTGTTCTCGGCCATCACGAACAAAGTTGCGGACTTCCAGGATAATTACCCGGAGGCCACGATACTGCCGCGGGAAAAGAGCGACGAGGCAGCGGCCAAACAGCTCACGGCCATCATCCCGGCGATCCTGGAACGGAACGGCTATCGGAAGATTTACCGGCACGCCACCATCGATAAGGTGAAGCACGGCTGCGGCATCCAGCAGATTGTCTGGGACAAGGACGCGGAAAACGGACAGGGCGACGTCAGGGTGCGTCGTATCGACCCGCTGAACATCTTCTGGGAGCCTGGGATCGAGGATATCCAGCAGAGCAGCGACGTGTTCACTGTGGAGCTGCGGAACAATAAGGACATCGTAGCGGACCACCCGGAGCTGCCGGAGCTGGAGGACCATCTCAGCACGCCGGGGATGAGCATCAAGCGGTACATCTATAACGACAGCATCGACACCAGCGACAAGAGCTACGTGGTCAACTGGTACTACAAAAAGCGCCAAAGCGACAGGACCGTGCTGCATTACTGCCAGTACGTCAACGACGTGGTGCTGTACGCCAGCGAAAACGACCCGCGCTACGCGGATGAGGGCTGGTACCGGCACGGGCGCTACCCGTTTGTTTTTGATTGTATGTACCCGGAGGTGGGGACGCCCTTCGGGTTCGGCGAGATCGACATCGGCAGGGACGCCCAGGAGGACATCGACCAGCTGAACGCGGAAATCATGCGCAACGTGCGGACGGCGGCCCGGCGGCGCTTTTTGTGCCGCGCGAACGGCGGGATCAACGAGCAGGAGTACATGGACCTGGACAAGGATATCGTACACGTGGAGGGGCAGTTGGACGACCTCAACATCCGGGAGATCACGGTCAATCCGCTGTCCTCCGCCGTGCTGGAGATCTATTCGCACAAAATCGACGAGATGAAGGAGACGACGGCCAACCGTGACGTGACCCAGGGGGGCACCGGGGGCACGCAGACGGCCAGCGGCATCGCGGCTTTGCAGGAAAGCGGAAACAAGGTGTCTCGTGACCTGATCGCTGACAGTTACGAGTCATTCAAGCTGGTGTGTGAGCTGATCATCGAGCTGATCCGGCAGTTTTACGACGTGCCGCGGTCCATCCGGATCACCGGCGACGACGGCAGCTATCAGTTTATGGATATCGACAACAGCGCTTTGCAGAGCAGGCAGGTGCCGGGGGCGTTCGGCGTGGACGCGTACCTGACCGCGGAACCGGTATTCGACGTGTCCGTCAAAGCGTATAAGGCCAATCCCTACAGCAAGCAGCAGGCCAACCAGGACGCGATCAATATGTACGGCATGGGATTCTTCGACCCGGCGAGAGGCGTAGAGACGCTGGCCTGTATGGAGCTGCTGGACATGGACAACATCGACAAGGCCAAGCAGATCGTGGAGACCAACTACCAGCAGTACATTGCGGCCAAGCAGATGGCCATGCAGCAGATGGCCATGCAGCAGATGATGCAGGCGCGGATGGCTAGTATGGCTCCCGATCAGAGCGGAGAGCGGAGTGCGGAGAGCGGAGATGCAGCAGGGACAGGCGGGCAGCGGGCGATGCAGGGAGGCCGGGGCGGCAGCTCCGTGGTGGACCGGGCGCGGCAGAACGCACAGGCAGGGACGCAGCCGCGTTAGGCAATAGGCAATAAACAATAGGGAGTAGGTTATGATCAGGTTTACGCATCGGGTGACGAACTTCCGGAATCTGGAATTGCGGTGCGAGGGGCACAGCGGGGTGAAGGGGGAATCCCTCCCCTGCGCGGCGGCCAGCGCATTGATGGCGGCTGCCTGCGGGGCGCTGGAAAAACGCCATCCGCCCAGGCTGCGGATCGAGACCGGTGACGGGAGCTGCCATATCTGGTGCGAGTATAACCAGCACACGGCAGAGATCGCCATGACGGTGATCTCGGGATTTGAGTGGCTGGCGGATCAGGCGCCGGAGGACGTAAGCTGTGAGCGGATGCGCAGCCGTGAACAGCGCGAAAAAAAATTTTTTGAATGATCTAAAAAAAGGCACGCGACACCCCGTTTTGGGGGTGTCGTTTTTGTATGATGGAGACAGACACACCGGATAGACGGCGATTTTACAGAGGGAGGGCACCTTTATGCTCAACAGATACGGAGCTGAGGCTCCGTGCTACGACGCAGCTGAGGCTGCGTGCTACGACGGAGCTGAGGCTCCGTGCTACGGGATCGGATTGCAGCACTTTGCGGAGGGCGGCGCGGACGGCGCGGCGGCCAGCGAGGGAGGCAACGGTCTTTCGGGCGATTTTGCGGCGGATATGAAGCGCTATTTCGGCGTGACCGCCAGCTCCGACGCCGGGAGCGACTACGGAGAGACAACCGCAGAGGAGACCGCGAGCGCGGCGGAACCCGAGGCGGAGACGGCTGCGTCCTCCGGGCAGCAGACGGATGAGGACCCTGACGCGGAGTTCGAGGCGCTGATCAAGGGCAAGTACAAGGATCAGTTCGGACGGCGCACGCAGGGCATCATCAACGAGCGTTTCAAAAAGTCCAAGGAGACGGAGAGCGCTCTCACTGAAGAGATCAACAAGTACAAGCGGATCTCCTCCGTGCTGCGGGACAAGTACGGGCTGGACGACGGGGCCACGCCGGAACAGATCGAGGAGGCCGTGCAGGCCGACAACACGATGTTCAGCAGGCAGGCCATGGCGGCGGGGTTACCTACCGACGCCTACCGCGACCAGTTCATGCAGGCCCAGCAGCAGAAGGCGGAGGAGGCGGCGCAGCAGCAGGCGGCAGCGCAGCAGCAGGCGGAAGCAGAGCAGCAGCAGAAGGCGGCGGCCATGCAGGAGACCTACGACCGTTGGCAGAAAGAGGCGGAGGAGCTGAAACAGCAGTTTCCGCAATTCGATCTGGCCGCCGAGGTCAAGGGCAACGAAGCCTTCCGCAAGGCGCTGGTGGCGGGCATCCCTGTGGCGCAGGCGTACTACGGCGCCAACTTTGAAAAGATCTCATCGGGACTGGTGGCGGCTGCCAGCCAGGACGCGGCCAGACGGACCGCGCAGACAGTGGCGGCCAACCGGGCACGACCGGTTGAAGGCGGACAGAGCGCCGGGACGGGGATCAGGACGGACAAGCGGGACGTCAACTCCCTCTCCGGCAAGGAGATCCGCGACATTATCAATCAGGTGGAGCACGGCGCTAAAATCAGTTTCTGATCGGCGCGTGCGCACCGGAAAGGAAACGAAAAGAAATGAAACTCTACGATATTACCCTGCAGCATTTCGCCAACGGAGCCAACACCGTGGTGAATTTCTCCGGCAACAACGAAGTGGACGCCAACGGCGTTCTGCACGGCTATGCCGGATCGATGAACGCGACCAACTACGTGAACCACTCCGGTACCGGCGACCTGAGCGTGGAGATGAAGACCTTCTACGATAAGGCCCTCATCGAGCTGGCGCAACCGAAACTGGTACACGAGCAGTTTGCAAAAAAGAAACCGATCCCCCGCAACGGCGGCAAGACCATTGAGTTCCGCCGGTTCAGCAAGCTCCCCAAGGCGCTGACCCCCATCACCGAGGGCGTGACCCCCGCCGGCAACAAGCTGAGAGCAAGCGCAATGACCGCCACCGTGGATCAGTTCGGCGATTACATCGAGCAGACCGACCTGCTGGAACTGACCGCCATTGACAACACCATTCTGGAGGCCACCAAGGAGCTGGCCAACCAGGCTGGGCTCACCATGGACACCATCGTGAGAGACGTCCTTAATGCCGGTACTGCCGTGCTGTTCTCCAAAAAGAACAACGGCAACGGCACCTTCACCGCCATCGACGAAAGAGCAAACCTGACCAAGGACTGCCCGCTGACCGTGAAGGACGTGTTCCGCGCGGCCACCGAGCTGAAGGCCGTCGACGCTCCCAAAATCGGAGAGAGCTACGTGGCGATCATCCATCCCAAGATGAGCTACGCGCTGATGCAGGAAGCTGGCGACGCGTGGGTGGACATCCACAAGTATAAAAACCCCGAGAACATCTACAGAGGCGAGATCGGCATGATCGGCGGCGTCCGTTTCGTGGAATCCACCGAGGCCAAGATCTTCGGGCCTGCCGAGATCGTTCCCGGCAAGACCCGCCTTGAAGTGGCAAGCGACGCCTCCAGCGGCGCGACCAGTGTGGTCGTAAAGGGCGTGCTGCCCGCCAAGAGCGGCGTCAGCATCCCCGTGTACATTGACGGCGTGGCGAACACCGTCACCGCCATCACCCCCGGCAGCACCACCAGCACGCTGACCGTCTCCGCCCTGAGCGGCGCTGTGAGCGCAGGCGCAATGGTAAGCGGTCAGGGCGGCGGCAAGGACGGTTCCGCCGTATTCAGCACCATCTTTCTCGGCGAAGGCGCTTATGCCACCACGGAGCTTACCGGCGGCGGGCTGGAGCACATCGTCAAGCAGAAGGGCTACGGTCAGGACCCTCTGAACCAGCGTTCCTCCATCGGCTGGAAAGCCACCAAGACGGCCAAGCGTCTGATCGAGGAGTACATGCTGCGCGTTGAATCCACCAGCCCCGACTTCTCGCTCATTACCGACGAAAACTGATCGACAGCACCAATCATTATAGACCTCCAAGCGGGGAGGGGCGCTGCCCGGCGTCTCTCCCTGCGGGGGAATCTGAAAAGGAGCAACACTATGGCAACAAAAAACAATACGGCCCCCGTGGCTGACGACATGGAGGAAGTGTACATCTCCCGCGAATACAAAGGAGACGACGATCTGTACGTTTCCATCAATGGAAAACGCTATCAGGTGCAGAAGGGCAAAAAGGTGATGGTTCCGCATATCGTGGCGGACGTCATCCGCAACGCCGACCTGATGAACGAGAAAGCGCAGGCTTACATCGACGGGCTGGCCGTCGTTTAAGGAGAAAACAATGACGATCCGTAAACTGACCGATATCATTAAGGACGACCGGCAGGACGACGTGATCGACGCGGAGAAAGTCCGTGAATATGTAAACGCCCTTGAGACGAGACTTTGTACGGAGGTATTCCTCACGCATGAGAATCCGCCTCCGGGCGTTTATCTGTTCATGGGGATTCCGCCGGTCCATCACGGGGCGGGCGGGCCGCAGGCCGATCACGGAGGGCCGCATCACGGGCCGCACCATGGGGAGGAGCCGTGGCCGCCGTTTGTGCCTCACGCGCCGGGGTATTCCGACGAGTGTAGCTTTGACGACTGGCAGGATATCCCGCTGCTGGTGCCGTTTCCCTTCGACGATATCTACCGGGCGTATATCCAGTGGCAGACCGACCTGCACCAGAACGACGCCATCGACGCCAGCAACAGCCAGCGGGTTTACTGGCAGGCGCAGCAGGATTTTGCGAAATTCTGGAACCGGACGCACATGCCGATCAACAAGACCCCGTACAGGGGGTACAGGAAATAGACAATAGGCAATAAAAAAAAGGAGTGAATGATTATGGCAACGAGGACAATACCCGATAACCCGCGCCCCTGGTGGGAGTGTACGGTGAACGGGAAAAAATATACCTATAAAAGCGGCGCGACGGTGGACGTGCCGGACGCTGTGGCGGACGTGATCAACGCCATCAACAGGGCCAATGAGCGGCCAACAGCGACGCCGGACCCCGTGCTGCCGAAGATCACGGCGGCGGACGAGGGGAAGGTGGTCAAGGTCGTCGGCGGAAAGTACGTGCTGGCGGATATCAAGGACGCTGAAAGCGAGGGATTCTGATGGATGACGTATATCTGATCAGAGGCGAAACGCTCTCCGATATCGCCGACGCCATCCGGGACAAGACCGGCGGGACCGATGAGATCGCCGCCGGGGACTTCGCGGAGGAGATCGGGGAGATCGAGACCGGAGGAGGGCTACCGGAGAAGGGGCTGGTGTTTGAGGACTACGACAGCGACGGATATCCGCATAGCGCAAGGTTTGTGGGGACGTGGACGGAGATACCGGAGAATTTCTGTATTTCGTTGTTTTCAGGAGACAGCAAGGGCGGGTACCCAGGTTCATTTGGAAAATATATAACGCATATAGTAATCCCTGATACTGTTACGAAAATAAATAGTCAGGCCTTTAATATGTGTTACGCGCTTGAATCCATCGAATTTCCCGATAACGACCTTGTTTTCGTCGGAGGCGTATTTCGCAACACAAATAGCATTAAGGAGTTCGTTTTCAAGAGAAACGTAGACTCGATCGACGCACATACTTTTGCAAGCTCCGGTCTTAAAAGGGTCGTGTTCGGTGGTGACATCAATATGATCAACAGTTTTACTACTTGTTCGGGAAATGAACTTTATGATTTTTCGCATTGTACGTTTATTCCCCCGCTTTATTCCGTCGCCTCACTCGCTCACGCTTCCGGATGCGTTATCCGCATCCCCGCCGCTTTGAGCGACACGACACTTGGAGAAGGAAACGGTTGGGAAAGCGAGACAAACTGGTGTGACCTGACGGCCATCGTGTGGGAGGTGGTCTAATATGTTGATTGCAGAGCATCCGTATAACGGCAGACAGGACCGCATCAGACACTATTCTGACGCGGGGTTTACGGTTCGCAGGATCGAAACTGGAGACGAGTTCGGCGAGGCCATTGATCGTTACAGAGAGCCGCTCAAGTACACATACGAGGAAACAGATCACCCAATTGAGCCGGACGAGCCGGAGGAGCTGAATGGCTGAGATAGAGCTGACGCAGGTGCCGGAGGAGCGGCGGATGATTACCGCGTTTAAGGGGTATCAGCGGTACAAAAGAATCGAAGAGGGCGCGTTTTCCGACTGCCTCAACATGGGCAGCGAGGAGGCGCCCTGCGCGAGCGTGCGGCGCGCGCGCAGGGCGGTGCGGAACACCACGAATAATTATACGGTGGATGTCAACTGCCTGCCCGGATCGCTGGCGGACGCGGTGACGGCATCCGTGATCGCCTGGGACGACGGCGGCTACATGACGAGCCATGACAGCGTGCCCGCCTGGCTGGACAGCGCCGGGACCGTCTCCTGCGGGAAGCACCATTGGGAGACGGGCGGACACGGGAAAGGACGGCTGCTGGTGTTCGGGAACGGCTTGTTCGAGACGGAGACCGGCACCTATATCCCGGACAGAAACCTAACCGGCGGGGCGAGAAAGGTATCTGCTGACGTAATCGGGCATTTCAAGGTATTCCCGGCGGTGGCGGAGGCGAACGGCAGCTATATGGCCGTGAAGCAGCTTTCCGGCAGCGCGCCGCGGGAGGATCATGAAGATCCGACGGATAACCCGCAGGAGGGCGACTATTATTTTAATACGCTGTATGGCGGGCTGTACCGGTATGTGGACGGCAAGTGGACCGCATGGCCGTTCTATCATATGATGCTGGAGGCCTATGAGGCTGAGCCGGACGAGACGCTTGCCATCGGCTCGCTGCGCGTGGGCGACGGCGTGCGGGTGGATATCACCGAGACGCCGGAGCAGCCTGACGCGGACGGCGTGCGGGTGGCTGCCGTCAGCAACGAGGCCGGGGCGGAATATATCGTGATCGAGACCAAAATGCAGGTCAACGCCAACCATCGACAGATGACCGTCAAGCGGCGGTACCCCTTTATGGACTATTGCGTGGTCAACAATAACCGGATATGGGGCTGCCGGTACGGGCAGAGCGACAACGGGGAATTTGTCAACGAGATCTACGCCTGCGCGCTGGGAGATCCATGCAACTGGTTCCTGCTGGGGACCGGCGCGGACAACAGCTTCATCACGGGCGTGGGCGAGCCGGGACCGTGGACCGGCGCGGCGGTGCTGAACGGCAACGTGGTGTTCTTCAAGGAGGACTGCATATACACCGTCTACGGCGATACGCCGGGGAGCTTTACGGTGCATCTGGACAAATGCGCCGGGATCGCGGCGGGGAGTGACAGGAGCGCGGCCATCATCGGCGGGGCGCTGTACTACCACTCCCCTATCGGCTTTATGCGGCTCTATTCCGGCGGACTGCCCATCCTGATCAGCGACGAGGTGGGCTATAAAAACGAATGGTCAAACGTGATTGCCGGGACGGACGGGCGGAAATACTACGCTGACGCGGAGACGGATGACAAAGGCAGCCGGGAGCTGCTGGTGTACGATGCGGCGACCGGCCTCTGGATGAAAGAAAACAGCCTTGACGGGCTGGTTTGTATGCTGCCATATAACAACGCGCTGGCGGCGGTGTGCCGGACGCACGTTGACGAGTCCGTGATCAGCTATGACAAGATCGACGTGACGTACCTTTCCCCGCCGGAGCGGGACGACCTCGCCTTCGGACTGCTGTACCTGGGGATGCCTGCCGACGTGACAAGCGTGACGCCGCAGGTGACGACACGGGTGATCGTGATGCCATGGTTCGCCTATTGGACGCAGGAACAGAGGCTTGGATACGAGAACGAGGTTAAGCGCGGGCTTGCGTCAATCGAGACTTCTCTTGAATGGTCTTTTGAGACCGGAGACTTCGGCCACGAAGCGCCGGAGTACAAGCGGGTGAAGAGCCTCGCAATACGTGCGTGGAAGGACGCGGGCGCGGAATATACCGTCAGCATCATGTACGATGAGGACGGGGAGTGGCGCGAGCTGAAGGCCAGCGACACTTATCCCACAAACAAGTACCCAAAAAGCAAGACCGGCAGCAACCGGGTGGAGTACCGCTTGCGGCGGTGCGACGTATTCCGGCTGCGGTTCGAGGGCCGGGGCCGGGTGTGCGTGTACAGCATCACGCAGGTGTACGATACGCAGGGAGACAGGGCATATGGAACGAATTGAGTATTACGTGCAGGTGCCGAACCTCTCCGGCATGACGGAGCAGGAGCGGGCGCGGGCTACGGAAACATATATGCGGGAGAGCCAAAGGCAGCTCCGCATCATACTGGACCAAATAGAAAAGGAGCTGAACGACAATGGCGTGGACGAGACCGAAACTGTCGATTGAGGACTACGGCGGGAACGCCGACAAACTGGCGGAGGGCCAGAAGATCGTGGACGCGGCGTGGGACCGCGCCAATCCGGCGGGGACGGCCATCGTCAACACTGTAAAGCCGACGCTGACGCCGCAGGATACCGGCGGAATGGCCAACTGGGGCGAACATTCCCGCGCGCTGGACCGCGCCCTGGACCGGGACGGAGAGAAGAGCGCCGGGGAGCTGGTGACGCAGGGCCTCATCGACGGGACGCTGACCGGCAAGGACGCTCAGAGCCAGTACGCTGCCATTGCCGCCAACAAGATGGGCCAGCTTGAGAGCATGGGCGACTTCTCCTATGATTTCAATAAGGACCCGCTTTTCAAGATGCTGTCGGAAAGCTACATGGCGCAGGCGCGGCAGGCGGCGGGCGACGTGAACGCACAGGCGGCGGCGCGGTCCGGCGGCTATGGTAACAGCTACGGCGCGACGGCGGCAGGGGCGACGTACAACGACGCGCTGCGGGGCCTGTACGACCAGGTGCCGGAGCTGCAGGAGGCGGCGTATCAGAAGTATCTGAACGACCGGAGCGACCTTTACCGGCAGGCGGATTACTATAACGGGCTGGAGGAGCAGACCTACGGACGAGCGTGGAACGAAGAGGCGCGGGACTATGAGCGAAGCGAGGCGGAGAAGGACCGGGCCTATGACCAGGCCATGGCGGCGGCGCAGCTTGGCAACTACGGGCCGCTGAGCGAGCTGCTGGGGGTGGATTTCAGCAGAGCGCAGATGGCGGACGACGCCAACCTGTACGGGACGCTGGCGGCGCAGCTCGGCCCCGACAAGGCGCTGGAGGTGCTGGCGAGGATCGCGCAGACAAACGCCAACAAGAACGCTGCGGCAAACGGCGGGACCGGAACAGGGACCGGCGGCGACGGTTCGACCGGCAGCGGCGACGCCGGCGCGAAGCAGATCACCGCGGCGGACGCGGCTGGCGGCCAGTACCCGGACGTGAGCGCGGGAACAGCCATCCTGGGCGGCAAGACCGTGCTGCTGCCCCCGGCGCAGGCGGGAAGCAATAAGTATCGCTTTTATGAGTACGGCGGGACCATCTACTACGACG